CGACCACGGACAGCGATGTTCGCACCTGGACGGTCACCTACACCATCGATGGAACGTGGAACGGCGAAGCAGATCGCGGCCTCACCTTCCCCAACACCGTCCTGCGCGCCACGATGCAGGAGGGCGATCCCTCCACGATCAGCGTGACCGGCGTCTGTCACCAGCCCTTCCCCACCGTCTTCTGATCGGAGCCGTACATGTCCAGCACCTTCACCGCCAGCCTTGACCTGTCTCTGATCGCCACCGAACTGTTTACGGCAGGCATCTCCAGGGGGCCGATCCGCACCCCGGTTCTCTCCAACATCCGCATGGCAACCGGAACCAGCGACGGGCAGATCAACAAGAGCTTCTACAAGCGATACACCGGCATCGGCGCCAGCACCACAACCTCTATCGACCTGATCGGCACCCTCACCGACACCAGCGGCGATGTCATCAACTTTGATGAGGTCGTTCTGATCTTTGTGCGGAACCTCTCCAGCACCGCCGTCAACTACGTCGAGGTCGGGCCGCACGCGACCAACGGGTTCGGGGTGCTGGCCTCCAACCGGGGTGTCTGGAAGGATGTCAGCGACCGGAGCATCGTCCCGGCGGACAGCACCGCCGACGCGACCGGGGGCGGCGCCTTCTTCCTCTGGTACAACGTCGCGGGCGTCCCTGCTGCCGCCGGTTCTACTGACATCCTCGCCATCATCACCGGGGGCAGCGCGTCCGCCGCAACCTTCGAGGTGCTGATCCTGGGCCGCGACATCTAACCCACCCCTCACCGTCACCCGGAGCGTCCGCTATGCCGACTCCATCCCCTGTCCCTGACCGCTACGCCGACGAGATCGCCGCCTGTGAGCGCGAGCTGGACACCCTCTACCCCGATTGGCGAGAGCCCTCTCATGTGCGGCATCGCCGGGGCGGATTCTCGCACCTCGGCCCCGACGACGCAGAGAAGGTCAAGCGCGCGCTGAAGATCCGGCAGATGCGGATCGCAGGCCGGAGCGGCGATGTGATCACCGTCTGGGTACAGCGCGACGGCGCCCCCATCCCCTACGTCCATCCGGCGCCGACCGGGACGCGCATCGTCAACACGACTGCCCTGCTCAATGCTGCTGCCGCCGACCCCGCCCTGATGGCGACCCTCCGCGCCGCTGGGGTGCTGACATGAGCGCCCGAAGCTGGACACACGCCGGAGCAGAGTACCGGATGCCGGACTACCGGACAGCGCTCGCCCTCTCCAAACGTGCTGCGACCGCCCCCCGTGGTACGACGCTGGAGGAGCATGTAGACGCCCTCCCGCTGTGGGCGGACATCATCACCGCCTGCCAGATCGGCCCGATGCCCGCCCCGTCCACCCCCGGCGACTCCGCCGCCTATCTGTCTGACGATCTCGGTTGGTCGCTGATCGAGATCATCACCGCCGGGGCTGCCTGCCTGACCGAGATCAACGGGCGGTTGTACGCGACGATGGACGGGGCGATCAAGACGCGGGATTTTTCTGCGCCCCGGACGGCGCCGTTGACTACCTCCTGACCGGGGCAGGAGTGGAGTTCATGGGGCATCCTGACGCCGCCTACGGTCTGACCCCCGAAGCGCAAGGGCGCCTCCTCGGCTGGCTGTACGCACGGGCGGCGAAGTCTGTCCCGGCGAAGTCTGCACAGGCAGCGCGCCCCGACCCGAACCGGATCGATCTGGTAGCCATGCTCCGGGGCGGCGCCTGATGTTCCGCTATCCCGTGCTGCTCCAGAGCATCGCCACCTACCTGCTCCAGAGCCACGGGCGCCCGCGTAGCTTGACGGCGAAGGAGATCGGCATCCTACGAGACTATGCGGATCTGATCGTTGAGGACATCCAGGACGCATGGCCGGTCGATACCGGAACCAGCCGGGATGCGTGGGGCTACGAACTCCACGTCCACTATCCGCAGATCGGCTTTGATCTGGAGAACGATGCCGATCATGTCACCTTCGTTCATCGCAAGGGGGAAACCTCCCCGCTCTACGAGACACTGATCCCGGAGGTCGTCACCCGCTACGCCGATGATCTGCGGCTGGAACTGATGGCCGCGATCAATGCAGAGGAGGTCAACCGCCGACAGAAGGAAGCGCGCCGCTTGGAAGCCTCCCGCCGACCCGTCGCACCGGCTACAATGGGGCGGAGGTAGACATGTCCGTCACCGCGACCACCACCGCCAACTTCAGCAGTCAGATCCAGAGGCGGTTAGCCGATGCCGAGCGCAAGCCGCTGCGCCGGTTCCAGACGGATGCGCTCTCCTTCATCACATCGAAGTGGGTCGGCTGGAAGTACAAGGGCCGCCCCCCGACGGCCCCCAGGAATGTCTCCCTCGCCAAATGGAAGGGCAAGATCCAGACGACCGAGGCGGACAGCATCGGCATGACGATCTCCAACGAGGCGAAGTCATGGGACACGGGGGCGCCCTACGTCGGAGCAGTCGAGCGGCGCCGGGGAGAGGGGAGCTACGCTGACCGCCTGATCGGGGAGGTCACCGACACCCTCTGGCCCGTCGCGGTGGAGCAGATGACTGCCGCCATCGTCGCAGAACTCGCCCGCCCGTCCAAGCCTCAGCGCCTGCGCCCGACCGGCGGCGGCCCCACCGTCACCGCCGCACCCCTGATCCTGTGAGGTAGTCATGCCCGCGCCCACCAACGTCAAGGTCACCTTCACCGGCGACACCTCGCAACTCACCGCCGCGACTGCGACCGCAAACAAGGCACTCGCCTCAACAGGCGCGGCTGCGGACACCGCCGACAAGAAGATGAAGGCGCTCCAAGACGAGGCGGGGCGCGTCGGGGATTCGATGGGGAAGGCGGGCGGGTCGGCAGCAAAGGCAGCCGGGGCGCTGTCGCTGCTCTCCCCTGCCGCTGCGGACAGCGCGCGGGGGCTGGCCGATGTCGCGGACGTTGGGGAGTTGGCTGCCGAGGCTGCTGCCGCTCTGGGTGTCAGCGCGACTGCCGCCGCCTTCGCCCTCGGCGCCGTCCTCTCTGCCGTTGCCCTCCTCTCCGCCGCCTATGCCGGCTGGAACGAGGAAGCCGCGACCGCTACCCGGCTGACGGAGGAGCAGAACGCCCTCACCGCCGCGACCGCGCCGCTCTACGCCGACACCGAGGCGGCGATCCGGGGCGCGAAGGTCGAGCTTGGGCTGATGACGGAAGCGCAGTCCGCTATGATTGACGCCGGGATCTCCGGGCTGGCGCAGTACCAGGCTGCGACCGAGACGACCCGGAAGCGGCTGTCAGAACTGCGCGCACAGCAGGCCAGCATCACCGGCCAGGTGTCAGCGCTTGTCGGGGACATCGGGGAAGCCCTGCCCCTGCAAGAATACAACATGGCCGCGCAGATCATCGACGGGCTGACGACCTCCACCGATGAGTTCAACATGGAGGAGGGGGCGCTACAGGATGGGCTGACGCGCACCTCTGACGCGCTGCGCGACAACCGGGTCGCCCATGAGAAGCTCGGGAAGGCGAAGCAGCAGGGGAAGGCTGCGACCTCCGGAGCTATCGAGGTGGAGAAGGCCGCCGAGCTTGCCGCACGGGCCAGAGCCGAAGCCGAGGCGGATCTGACAGAACTGCTGAAGGCCCGCGCCGCCGCCGAGCAGGATTACGCCGATGGGGTCGCCTCCCTGCGCGACATCGAACGCGAAGCCAACAGCGACCGGCTGACGGAGATCGAAGCCCTGGATCAAGCCCGCGCCGATCAGATGGCTGCGCTGAACGCCAGCCTGACGGAGCAGCTTGCCGCAGCCGAGGGCAACGAACTCAAGCAAGCGGAGATTGAGCAGGCGGGACGAGATGCGCGGCTGGCCCTGGAGCAGCGATACCAGCGGGACAAGGGCGCGATCATCGCGGAGGGTAACGCCGCTATAGCCGACGAGAACGCCGCCGCCCTGGACGAGCAGCGCCAGATGTCAGAGCGCGCCGCCGACGCGCAACTGTCGGTGACCGCCGAGCTTCTCGCCTCCGTCTCCAGCCTCGCCGGGTCGCTGATGGATGCGGGCATCGCCCAGAGCAAGGCCGGGCTGAAGGCGCTATTCGCCATCCAGCAGGGCGCTGCTGTCGCGGAGGCGACAATCAACATCGCCCGCGCCGTAAGTAATGCTCTTGCACTCCCCCTGCCCCCACCGTTTCCACAGATCGCTGCCGTCGCCGCAGGAGTCGCCGGGGCCGCGCAGGTCGCCACGATCCTCTCCACGCCCCCGCCCTCGTTCCGCTCCGGCTACATGCCCGATCAGCAACTTGCGATGATTGAGCCACAGTCGGAACTGGTCGCGCCCGCCTCCGCTGTTCAGGCACTCGGCGGGATGGACGCAGCCCGCGCTACCTTCGCCGGGCAGAGCAGCGCGGGCGCTCCGCAGGTGACGCAGTTCACCATCGGTCATAAGGGCTACAGCGCCCTGACGGCAAACAGCGCGAACAGATCCGGCCCCCTGCGGGATCTGACCGTCCGGCCTGCGGGTCGCATCAACCCATACAGCCGGAGTCGTTGATGCCTGCTCCTGACAACCTCATCAGCTTGTGCGCCGTTCGCCGGGAGCGGCTTCCTACTGCTGTTGTCGTTGACCCGATCACCGCACAGGCAGACGGCGACCGCCTGATCTGGCAGTACGCCGGGACAACGATGGTCTGGACAGGGGAGAACGGCGACCTTGACCCGCGCCGGTTTGACGCGCAGATCGCGGCGAAGTTCTGCGAGTTAGCGCGTAACTGGACAACCGACCCGGTAGCCCGTCAACATTTAGACCGCGCTCTCAAGGCGATGAGGAACTGATGGCTGAATACGTCCCTGAATCCCTGCGCGGTCTGCTGCTCCATGACGCCCGGATCTGTGAAGCCAACCGGATCAGCACAACCTCCGAGGCGTCCCCGTCCTACGATACCCCGACCACAGAGGACACCCCCCGCGCCCGGCTGGAGGCATACACCGGGGCTGCCGATGCAGTCGGCGGGTCGGCGGGCAGCGGCTATTCCGAGTGCTGGATCGATGTCTCCCGCGCCGGAACCTCGTTGCCGGGACAGGGAGCCGGTCAGATCCTCTGGTCACCCCTTGACCCATCCACCCCCTCGACGCAGCGGGGATGGCTGCCGCCCCGCGTCGTCACCCGGTTTGAGTGGGCGGCCTATGAGAGCGCGACCCTCACCTACGCGCAGCCCTGCGCCCTGTCCCTTCAGGATGGGAGCCTGCTGATCGCCTATGTGCGGCAGACCTCCGGTGCGTCCACGGTCATCCGGTGCAAGCGGTACGCGCCGGAAGCCTCCGCCGGGAGCGAGGTGGAGATCGCCGCCGACACCTATCTGACCTACAGCCTCGCCTCCTTCGACATGGGGCCAGCGCTCGTCCAGCTTCCCGACGGGCGCATCCTGTGTTTCTACCTCACGCGCCGCAACTCGATCCTGTTCATGAACGTCTCGCAGTCCAGCGACAACGGAACCACCTGGACGCAGACGGTCAAGGAGGCGGGCGGGCTGGTGCTGACCGGCATCACCACAACGGCAGGGCTGCGCGTCGTCTACCACGGCGGCTATCTGACCTGCCTCGTCCAGATCGCCGCCAATCAGGCATACCACTACGTCTCTGACAGCATGGGTGCAAACTGGGTCGGCGTTGACCTCCCCCTCAATGCGCGCGGCGCTGTGCTTGTGGCGCTCCCCGGCGGCGGGGTGGGGATGCTCTATGTGGAGGACTCGCACACCTATCTGCGCTTCACCACCAAGAGCGGCCCCTTCTCGCCGTTCAATGTGACAACGTACATCCGGCTGGTACACAGCACAGCCGGAAACGTCGCCGTCGATATCGACAACGAGCGCGCATACATCGCCGCCTGTGTCGCGCAGGATGGCAGCATCTATTGTGCGTTCCGCTCCTCCGGCGCCTCTCCGGGGTGTCGCGTCAAACTGATCCAGTTCAACCCGCCCCCGACTGCGGATAGCAGCAGCGGGTACTCAACAGACCTGCTCTGGTCAGATCCGACAGCATCATGGGATGCAGAGCCGCTTTCCTGGGATGACGACAACGAACGCATGATCGCCTTTGCCCTCGCCCCCCATACCGGCGGGCTGCGTCTGCTGTCGAGCTACGAGGGGAGCGTCGGGGCAAAGACGGGAAGCATCGGGATGCTGACGCTCGGCGGCTGGTCGTCAACGACCTTCGCTGAGGCCACCTTCGGGCAGTACGACGACGCCACCCCCTATGGCATCTGCTATGTCCCCTTCATCGTCCCGCAGTTGGTAGCAGGATGGACGCGCACCGGGGCATCAGCGGGGAGCCTCACCAGCACCGGGTTCCAACAGTCCTTCGCGGGCGCGGCGCAGGATGAGTATGCAGTCACGGGCGGAGACTCCGGGGTGTTGCTCGCGCTGTTCACGCACACGCAGAACAGCGGGGGCAGTCGCACCGCTGACGACTCCTTCGTTCACGCGCTCTGCACCGATGGGGCTACGACGGAGCACAACGTCAAGATCCGGTTTGAGGCGACATCGGCGCGCATGGTCGATGTCAACAATGCCGGTGCGACCCTCGGGTCTGACCTGACCGGGCTGACGGCGGCGACTGCCTATGATTGGCAGGTCTACATGAATCTGGACAAAGTATACGTCTGGTACAAGCTGACAACCGCAACCGAGTGGACGCTTTGGCAGGAAGTCACCCCCGTCTCTGCCTCGGTCGCTGCCTCCGCCCTGTTTGAGTGGGGGACGAACAGCACCAACGCCAGCACCGCAACCTGGGGGTTTGTCGGCGTTTCTCACTACACCGACCCGGCAGGCGGGTTCTATCACAGCATCGTCAGCGGCATCACCGGGCGCCCCCTCGGCGTCTCCCCGGTCTACGTCTCCTCCGGCCTCTCCGTCCGCGCCACCCGCGCCCCGGTCTACGGGGGAGATCTTTGGCAAGTCCCGCTGCGCCATACCTACGGGGGGGACGCCCTTGACCCGCTGATCCAGCCCTCTCCCCGGCGCGGCTGGCGAAGCACCGGCACGACGGCGCAGAGCATCGTCTGGGATACCGGCGTAGGCACAACCTCCCTGCTCTCCCCCGCCATCGGCCTGCATGTCTCCCGCCCGCTGTGCCGAACGGTGGAGCTGGAGGGCAGCCCCGATAACGCGACATGGACAACCCTCGTCAGCCTCGACTGCGCTTCCGGCATGTCCGGCCTGACCTTCTCCCGCAACGGCGACATCGTGACCCGCAACGGCGGCACGACCGGCCCGGACTATGCGGCGCTGGATGAGTTTGCGGGCGGGTGGGCGATCATGGAGAGCGGCGGGACAACCTATGTCCGGGAGATCCTCGGCAACGAAGAGGGCGTCTGGGCTGCGACCGGGAAGCCGATGAAGATCCGCATTGACGGCGCCCCCTCCGCCCCCGCCTCCGGCACGCTGGCGATCATCCGGCCTGCCGCGACGGGCATCGCCTGGAGCATCACCACCCTGTATCGGTACTACCGCGTCCGAGTCGCGGCGCTCACCCAGGACGCAGGCAGCCCCGGCTATCTGGCGCTCGGCTCGGTCGTGATCGGCCCGCTGCTCCCGTTCGGCACGGAGTACAGCCGAGGCCGGACGCTGGCGACCCAGCACGCGCAGGAGGTCACCACCTTGCAGAACGGCGCTCGGTCTGTCCGTCGGCTGGCCCCGCCCCGGCGCGCGGTGGAGTTCGCTTGGGTCGATGGGGTGGACACGACGCAGGTTTACCGCGACTTCACCCTCTCCGCGACTCCGGATTATGTAGCGGCTGTCACCTCCGGCGCGGGGCTGGCAACCCGGAAGGCAACCGACCTGATCGCCGGGATGGCTGACCGGCAGCAGGGGGCGCGGCTCCCGGTCGTGTACCTCCCGGCGCTGGCCTACAAGGTCGCCGGGACATCGACGGCGCAGCGGGATCGGCAGATGTATGGGCGACTGCTGACCGACACCTTTACGCGGGTGGCGGGGCTGGGCAACGAGTCAGAGAACGAGATCCAGACCATCGGGACGGTGCGGATAGAGGAGGAGGTCTGATCAGATCCGGGGGCAGGCAGGGACATACCCGTTCGGCTGCTGACACCGGTAGATGACATCCGGCGGGGCGAACCGCATCCACGGACTGACGGGGCGGCAATCCTCGGCGCCCTTGATCGGCAGATACCACCGGATGCGCGTCCCCTCGTCCACGATGTCGTCGCAGTCGTTATCCCACCCGTCGCACACCTCCGGGTTTCCGGGGTAGCTCCACGCTCCGCTGTCGTCGCAGTCACCGTCATTGGGCGTCCACCCGTCCCCGTCGCAGTCATCGTCGGCACCGCACACCGGGGGCGCGGGGTGGACAGGAGCGGGCGAGGGAGGTAGCATAGAGGAGAGCAGGAGGATGAGCGTTGCCATCTGTAGATCGTACCACACTCGCTACGGGTCGTCAGCGCACGGTGCTGCGGCTGGTCTGTGATGGGGTGGAGCGGTTCTACGCTGATGATGCGCTGCACTTCACCGACAGCACCCCCGGCAGCACAGGCGCAGTCGTCACCGTCGCGGGCATGGCTGAGCCAGACATCGCTGACCAGCTTGGAGCAGAAGGGGATGCGCTCGCGGTGGAGTTGCTTGACCCTGCCAGCCATGCGGATCTGATCGCTGGGCTGGATGGCGCATGGGCGGAGGTGTCGCAGATCGTGGAAGGGCAGGATTGGACGGCGCGGCGGGTGCTGCTCCGGGGTTACACCGACGCACCCATCTACGGCACCGCCGACGAGCCGATCCGGTTTGGACTGGCGTCGGCGCCCTGGGAGGATCGGGGGCTGCTCCCTCTACCCACCTGGCAGACCGGGCCGGAGACATGGCCTCGCGCTACGTCGGGGCTGGTCTGTCCGGAGGAGCTTCACGGGCTGTTCTACCCGGTCGTGATCGGTGACCCTGGCAGCGATCGGGACGCAACGACGGAGGCGGATTGGTTCCCCCTTCCCGCGCTCATCGTCGAGATCGATGACAGTATCGACCCCCCGGACAACAGCGTGGCGGCCTGCATTGTCGTCCTCGGTGCCGGGGTGCTGGCCTGCGTCGGCGCGTCGGTGGAGGTCTACAACGAGACTGCGACGGCGGGCGGCGCGGCGGTGTCCTGCGTCGTCTCCCCCTTTGTCGAATCGGATCTGATGGGGCAGGTAGTGACCTGCGTAGAGATCGCCGCCGCTGACATGCCGGTCGTGATCGGGGATGCCCTTTGGTGGCGCTCCGAGAACATCGGGGAACCGGTCGGCATCACCCGCACCTCTCGCGCCGGGGAGGCGATCCGCTGGATGCTGTCCTTCTCGTCTGCCGAGGTGGACGCCGACCTCTTGCGGGATGCAGCGGATCGGCTGGATCGGTGGCGCGTCGGGTTCTTTCTGAATGAACCGGTGTCGCCCTATCGCTACATCCAGGATCACTTCTTCCCCATCCTCCCCGTCCTCCCCATCGACGGCCCCGCAGGCTTCGGGCTGGCTGTCCTGCCAACGCAGCCTGCCGACGCTGATGGGCTGGAAGAGATCGATGTGGACGCAGCCGGGGGCGCCCGCTCCAGCCCTGTCGAGCGGTCATCGTGGCGGGAGGTTTCGACCTCGCTGGCGATGGAGTACGCGCAGGACATCCGGCTCGGTGCCTACCGCCGCCGCATCGATCTTGACCCGACGGTCACCCGCCCGGTCGGCAGTCGGCAGCCCACCCCCTATGGCGCGGCGATGGCCCTGCGCTACCCCGGCCTGCGCCTGCTGTCGCTTGACTCGGAGATCGTCTGCGATGCCCTGACCGCGACTGCGCTTGCGGAATATCAGATCCGCATGGCATCACAGATCAGCGCAGAGGTGGAGGTCACCTTGCCGCAGTCGTTCCAGTACCTTCAGAGCGGTGACCTTGTGCGCTTGACCATCGCTGATGTCAACTGGAGCGCCGTCCTCTGCGTTGCTCTGTCCGTCCCCCGGATCAGCGGGATGGGCGTGTTCCGGTTCCGCACCGTTCCCGATTGGACGAGGGCGCAGGCATGATCGGCACCGTCCTCCTCAAGCAAGGTGCAGTCCGCGCCCGCGCCCGCACGATCACAATCACAGGCGCGACGGTCACGGACAACGGGGATGGCTCGGTAACGCTGGCGATCTCTGGAGGCGGGGGCGGCGGACTGTGGACGAGCAGCGGATACACCGGGACAGCCAACCGGATCGCGGGCTTTGATGGCTCCGGCGCCGCTGGCCTCGTCACCCTGACATCCCCCCTCGCCCTCTCCGGCGGCGCGCTCTCTATCGACCTGTCGGCGTACCTGACGACGACGACGGCGGCAGCCACCTATCAGCCACTCGACGCCGGGCTAACCTCGTTACTGGCGGCAGACACGGCGGCGGGACTGCTGTACACGACGGCGGCGGCGACATGGGCGCGGGCATCCGTCGGCGATCTGTTGGTCGTCAGCGGGGCTTGGCGCGTCGTCGGCATCTACGAGGCGGGCGGGACGGATCTGACGCTGGCGACCATCAACGACGGGGAGCTGCTCCGCCGGGTCGGGACGACGGTGGACGGGATCGCGGCGACGGCTACACCGACTGCAGACGCGGTTCCCATCGCCGACGGCAGCGGCACGCTGGATGCGTGGGTTGGCGCGGCGGTGAAGGGCGTCCGCACGAACGTCATTTTTGTGTACGTCCTGCCGCAAGCCGGAACCAACGTCAACCTCGACGGCAGCGGCCCGACGGTCAGCACGGGCGCTATCCTCACCCCGTCGCAGTCGGAGGTAGATTATTTCTGTACACAGTTCGGGGATGCCAGTGCGTTTTATGCGCGCTGGTACGTCGTCGGCGGGTACCGGACGAATCAGGGAACCATCGTCCTCAACTGGAACTTTCGGCTCGGCAGCGACACCACCACCAGCACGCAGCACGGCTTCATGGGCCTGTCCAGTGCGACCACGCTGGCGACGGCAAACCCGGCGGGCGACATCGCGGCGCTCCGGTGGGATGTCACGACGGCGAATTTCAAGCTGTTCACGAAGGACAACACCACCGGCACCGACACAGATACCGGTGTCGCCGTCACCCCGTCTTACTATTACATGGTGCAGATGACATTTACAGCTGCTGCTGGGGTGCCATCTTCGATCTCCATCAAGATCGGCAGGGGGAGCACAGCCTCAGCGGCGGCGTCCAACTTCACTGGCGCATCGACAACCACCACATCTACCACGATGCCCCGCAGCACCGTTGATCTGCTGGCGATCCTGTCACTGTACCGGCTAGCAGCTTCAACAAATAGAAGCTGGCGATTCAACTATTTCCGCATGACTATCATACCTTCCTGGGCTGCCTGATGCCGACTGACCCCGCCACACCGCCCCCGATCAACACCGTCGTCATCTGGCGCCACAGCGGAGAGGAGACGGTCATTACCCGCCGCGTCCCGCCGGATACGGTCGTGGACTGCTGGCGGATCGGGGTGGCGGGATTGGCGTCGATGATGGATTGGCAGGGGGCGCCCCCGTCGGCTTTACATATCCCTGCGCTGGAGTAACCCGTGAACACCCCCTCCCCCGCCGAGCTGATCGACCTGCTCCAGACCCGCCTTGACCGACAGCCCTTCGCCTATGACCCGGCGCGCCCCGGCATCAACCTCAACCTGGTCGGCCTGCGCGCCCTGCCCGGCACCCCGGATCGGTTCGACGACCTGATCTGTGCGCTCTACCAGCAGGCGGACGGAGCCTGGATCGTGCGTGCCTTCCCGGCGACGACCGACCCCGGCGGCTACCACCTCCGCAGCCCCGGCCGCGTCAACGGAACCGCGATCATGGTTCACGACCGCTGGTATCCGGCGGTGTGGCGGATCGGGAAGCACAAGGGGGAGTACCCGGCATTGGCGCAGAACACCAGCCGCCCACCCCCGCCGGTCTGGCGGGATGGCGACAAGGACGGCGCTCCCCGGTACGGCGGGCAGGAGTACGGGGACGCGGGCGGGATCAACCTGCATCATGCAGGCGCGGCCTCGACTGTCGTTGACCGCTGGAGCGCGGGCTGTCAGGTGGTGGCGGCGCGGGCGGAGTGGGATGCGCTGTGGGATCTGATCCTCAGGAGTGCGGCGGTCTACGGGCAGACGTTCAGCTATGCCCTGATCGGGGTTCCTTGATGCCGCCTCGCCCCCCCGACGATCCGGTCTATGCGGTGCTGGCCCGGCTGACTGAGGCTGTCCATGCGCTCGGCCTGTCCGGTCAGATCCGGCAGCAGCAGGTAAGCGACATCACCGCCGCTCTCTCCCGTGTTGAGGGAGAGCTTCGCCGCATCGGGGAGGCACACGCCGCCCATGCGCGCACAGTCACCGATCTGCAAGAGTCGCTGCGCCGCCGGGAGGATGCCGACGCCAAAGCCCTCGCGGAGCTTCGCGCGGTCAAGGCCGAGGGCAGCGCCACCCTTGCCACCCTGCTGCGTCACCCGGTAGTCATCCCCCTCCTGACCGCGCTGCTCACCGCCGCCGGGATGTGGTATGGGGTGCGCCCGCCTGCACCAACGCCGACGCCTGCCCCCGCACACACCGCCGCCCCGGAGACTGCCCCATGACTGCCCCCACTCCTTCCAGCATCCACCTCCGCGCCCCGATGCCGCTGGGGGGTGACATGCAGCCGTGGTGCTCGACAGCGCGGGCGGTCTACTTCCCGATGCTGGCGGCTGCGCTGGCGGCGGGAGACATTGAGCGGGCTGCCGAGATCTGCACCTCTCCTGACATCCCGGCCTCACTGGCTGGGCATGCCGCAACCGACCCCAATGACCGGAGACACTGACTATGGCCGAATACGCGAACGATATCATCGAAGAGACCGACATCATCGCGGCGACCGGCGCAGCCGCCTACACCGTCAAGATCAGCGGTCACGCGACGTTGACGCCTGGACAGCGGGCGACCCTGCGGACGGCGGCACAGGACGGGGGATGGTCGGGGCTGCGCTCGGCCTGGAACGGGATCGATGACCGCGCCGGGGCATGGCTGGACACCCTCGACAGCGCCGGTCAGACGGCCATGCTGCGCACCATCAAGCGCGCCCTCCTGCCCGCCTCCTGAGCCAACGCCAGATCCGGCGGGCCGGGCTGCTCTGCTCCCGATGCGTCAGCCACGCGGCCTCGACGTCGAGTTTGTGATGGAGGGCAGCAGCGCAGATCCGGCGGGTGCGCTCGGCGTCCTCCTCCGTCGTCGGGCGGTGGCGCAGCTCGCGCAGCAGCAATTCTGCCTCAACCATCGTCAGCGCCGACCCGGCGTAGGCATCGCGGAGCAGCTCGCAAAGCGCGTCGGTGTCCATGTCTCAATCATAGCCCGCCGACGGGGCTGCTCACGGCTGGCGTGAACGGCCCATCTCGCTGAGGCCAGCGGCAGCAGCGCGCAGGGATGCCTCTGCCCTCTGGATCTGACGAGCCAGGGCAGCAGCAGGCCCATAGGCGCTGTGCCGCGCCCACAGCGCCGGGAGGGTGGCGACGATGGAGGGCCGGAGGTCGGCGAGGGTGCGCGGGCTGTCGGCGGGCAACGCGCCCCGCTTGACCAGCTCCGCGATGCGCCACCGGCAGGCGTGGCAGGTGCGCGAGGTGCTGGTACGCGCGGCGTTGGTGCAGCCCGGCCAGAGACAGGCGGGGCGAACGGGGGCGCCGTCGTTCACGCCCGCACCATGTAGAGCAGGCCGGAGTAGAGCTTGAAGCCGAGCAACCCGGCCTCGACCGCAACGAGGAAGTAGAGAAGGTTCGTCATGCTCCATCGGTATCATGGAACATTGTACCGCGCAACGGTTGACCGCAACAATGTTTCAGGATACGGGCTGGTCTGGAGGTGCGATATGGAATGGATGGAGTGGGTGAAGATGGCGGTGCGGGTGCGCTGGGAGACACGGAAGGCACGGGGCCGGGCAGGGGTGGCGGGCATCAGCCGCCCTTCGATGTCTCGATACGAGCGGGGAGACTGCCCCCTGCAGGAGCGCTTGGAGGAGTGGGCACGGGGGCTGGGGATGGATGTAGCGCAGGCGGTAGCGGCGTGGCAGACCCGCTACGAGGCGGGGCTGATCGCCGACTGCGCCGCGCTGCGCCCCGGCATCGCGTGGCGGGCGGGCAAGCGGGGCGCGGTGCTGGCGCATGTCTCCGGCGCTGCGCCCCGCACCATCCGCGATCTGCGGGTGTGGCGGAAGGGCGCAAGCTACGTCGGGCGGCTCGGGCGCGGGCGGGCGCGGATGGTGAAGGCGCCGACGCTGGCGGGGGTGCTGGATGTGCTGGCGCCGGTGCAGGGATGAGGCCCCGGCTGTTCTGTGAGTTCCCCGCTGGTCTGGCCTCGGTGTCGCTTCGGCTCCAGGGGGGCGCGCATTGTAGACCTCCGATCTCTCGGATGGGCAACAAGCAGGGATACAGCAAAGTTATCCTCGGAACCCTCGGCCTGCACAGCGGGCAGGGAGCGGGCGGGTATTGGTGGGCGGAGGCAGATGCCGATGTCGCGGCGCTGCTCCGCATCTACCCCGATCCGGCGGCGCTGCTGGAGGTGGCGAGGATCATCCGGGGGTGGGCTGACGAGGAGCCGAGGGCGCTGTGGGAGCGGCTGAGGGCAGAACGACGGGAGCGGATCGCGGCGGGTTCGGACCGGTCAGATCCGCAAGGGGAGGTAGCAGGGTGGGTGGTCGAGTCTGGATGGCTGCTGGGTGGTCGGGATGGGAGCTACAACGGGCCGGGCGCGAAGCGTAGCCCGAAATCGGCTTCTGCTACTGCGGGCATCACGATAGATGGCATGGTTGACCGCGCCCAACGTCTCGCAGAATACGCCATGATCGCCGCCTCCAACCGGCTGATCTGCGTATCCGGCGATGACCTGATGAACGCCGGAGCGGGAGGAACCACGTTCGGCGGAGAGTTCGCAACGCCGCCGGTCAAGGTGGCGGAGGGGATGGAGGCGCTGCGCGATGTTGCGGCGTTCGCGTTCTTGCAGCAGGGGTCTTTCAAAAATAAGGGGCCAGATGCCGGGATCGGGATGCCAGATGGCAACACTAAAACCGGACATCAGCCTGTTCTCGGTATGCTCGCCCGCGACATCCCCGCCTCCATCCGGCAGGGCTGGCCCACCGTCCGAGTCTCCCTCGCCATCCCCACCGCCGCCGAGGTCAGCGCCGCCATCGGCACACCCGGCGATCTGGAGGGGTGTGTGATATATTCAGACCCACCTTACATAAACACCTCAGGCTACGGTCATGACCTGCCCCGCGCCGCAGTCGTGGCGATGGCGCGGGAGTTCGCGGCGATGGGTGCGACGGTGGCGATCAGCGAGCAAGCCCCGATTGAGGAGCTTGACGGCTGGGAAGCGGTCGAGATCACGGACGGGCGCGTCGGGCAGAAACGAACATTCTCTGCACAGAAACGAGAGTTTGTCACAATGAACCGGACACCCGGATTCACGATAGCTAAACAATCCAACCTCTTTGGAGCCTCACAATGAACCCTCTCCTCATCGCGCTGCATGTCCGGTTCTACTCCGACCTGTCCGCCGCAGTCTACACCTGGGCCTGCTGTCCGCCCGGCTCGTCGCGCACTATCGGCGGCGTCCACCTGCTCGACGCGACCGAGGCGACCGAGGAGGATGCGGCCTGGTGTGCGGGGCTGATCGAGGTCTCGACGCGCGGGCTGCTCCTCTGCGCCGACGAAGGGCGCGGGCGCGGGGTGACAGTGCAGGCGGATCGGCGCGGGCTGGAGCGGCTGCTGGATCAGAGCTGGAGCGGGACGCTGGCGGAGAGCTGCATCCGGCTTCGGGCGATCCAGGCAACCGGGGTGCTGCGGATCAGGAGCCGCGCCGGGGAGCGGCAGACCCCGGCGGAGCGCGAGCGCGTCGAGGCGCTGTCGCGGGACGTTGCGCTCGGTCTGGTGAAGCCAGAGCAGCGGGTGGCGGCATGAGCGCGCGGGGGATGCCTCTGCGGCAGAAGGTGGCGCTGTGGCTGGTGATGGCGGCGGTTGTGCTGCGGGTGCGGGGGAGTATCCCCCTGGATCTGACGGCTGACGGGCTGTCGCGGCTGGCGGATCGGGTGTGGCCATGAGCGGGCGCGGGAAGGGGCTGGAAGGGCTGTGCGAGGCGTGGCTACGCGGGACGGGTGCGTGCTGGTTCAGGAACGAGCCGAAGATGCAGGGGGGCTATCGGGTCGCAGGCGGCACCCCGGACTACACGGCGCTGAAGGGCGGCGTCCTGCACCTGATTGAGTGCAAGGACGGGTCGGGCGCCTCCCTGCGCCTCGGCTGTCTGGAGGCGCCCGCAGGCGAGAAGAAGCCGCCTGCCGGGATCAGCCCTGCTCAGGCGGAGATGCTCGACGCCTGCGAGCGCGAGGGCGGGCGGGGCTGGGTGCTGGCGCGGCTGTCCGGCCCGGCGGGAGAGGTGACCGCGCTGATCCCGTGGGCGAAGTGGCGCGGCTGGCTGGCGGCGGGGCTGCGGTCAGTGCCGCTGGTGTGGCTGGCGGCGTCGGGGGATGCGGCGTGGCAGGAGGGGCGGTTACCGGGCGACCGCCCCTGACGGGTCAGATCCGGGGGGCCGATTGACCAGCAGCCATGACGCCGGAACGCTGGCGCATCTGCCAGACGACCGAGGGGGAAACCCCGGCGCGGCGGGCGATCTCCCGGTCTGACACGACGCCGAACAGGTGGCGGTACGGATCGAGCTTGGCGGCGCGCGGGCGATAGTTCAGGCTGTGCCATGCCATCTTCACCCGGACACGGCGATCTCTGGCGGTATTACATAAACCCCAGCGCATACACCCCTCATCCCGTCCAGAGGCGAAAAGTTCATACTGCCTGCCGCCCCTGCCGGTCTTTGCCCATTCCATCACGCTGTCAATGGGCTGATGGTAGCTTCCGTCCGGCAGCGGCTTCTCCGCCTGAAAGAACGTCGGCGGCAGGCGCACAACGCGCTCCCCCTTGCGCTCGATTCGGTCGCGGGAGAGTTCGGCTACGCGCTGCTCCAGAAGACGGATCGCGGCGATGCGGGCCGGAGACAGATCGGCGATCTCTGCTTTACGGGCGAAGATGCAGGGATAGCAACCGACCCGGACGGCGCTCCCCAGGTACAGCGGATTGGGGCGCAGCCCGTGGCGTTGGTGGATGGCGATCACCTCCGCCAGCGTCCACCCGATGATCGGGCGCCAAACGTCGCAGTCCATCGCCGCGTCATACTCCCGCTCCGGCATCAGTGCGCGGGACGGCGATTCCTCGGCCCGGATGCCGACAACATTTAGCGGGCTATCCAGCGATGACAGAAACCGCTTGGCGGGGATCGCCTTCAGTTCTTGGGTACACCAGCGGAGCAGGCGGGAGGGAAGGACGCCCTTCTTCAGCGCGACCCGAACGAACGCGCTGAAGGGGACGCCGATCAGCGCTTCGATCTCCTGCGCGTAGGACTCGCACCGGACGGCGACACGGGCAGCCTCGGCCCGCTCCTCCGCCTCAATGGTCGCAGCATCGGCGCCGCTGGCGCGCAACGTGAGCAGCGGCAGCCGGTCAGGCCAGCGCACTTCCGGGGTGAGCCACCGGATCTGACCGAGTGTGGCGGGCAGGACATCCCGGAGGTAGGCATACGTCTCCGGTGCTTCCCAGCCCGTATCGCAGAAGATCGCGCTGAAGTCGAGGCCGCGCTCTTTCAGCAGCAGCCCGGCGGCGGTTGAATCCTTGCCGCCTGAGCAGGAGAGGATGATCATGTCTTCCCCCGCTTCTTCTCCGCATACCTCTGCTGCCGCCTGACCGCAGCGGCGCGCTTCTCCTCCTCCGTCCGCCTCGGCTTCGGGGACGGCACAGCCCCGTCCGCCCTCAACCCGGCAGCCCGGCGACGGTCGCGGAGCCGTTGCATCCGCGCCGCCTTGATGGCCCGCCTCTCCCCGTCCGTCATCGGCTTCCGTCCCGGCTTCATGCCTGCCCCCGGTTGTCCACGGATTCAGCGTGGATGAAGTGCTTGGAGAGCGGCATGATGAAGGCCACGATCTGCCCGTCCACGGTGCGGGCGATGCTCCCCTCAACCGGCTCGGTCGTCTGGAGGATGGCGGCAAAGCGGGGGTGGAAGCGCCCGGCGGCGAAGTCGGAGGGGTAGCGCGCCTTCCCCGCGTTCAGCAGTTCCTCGATAGCTACCCTGAGCGTCGGGTTCGCCTCATGCCAATTCTTGCGGTCATCCCAGACGGACGGGAGGGCGTGGCAGGACGGCAGCGCAACGCAGTTGCCGCGAAGGGCGCACGCTCCATCAGTGACCCACTGTGAGCCGTCGTACAGGCGAATCCAGTGGTTGCTGCCCGACGCCGGCCACGCGGGCGGGGGCATCGGGACGGGGCGGCGCCGTTCGATCTCCGGCAGGGCGCGGGCGGTGAGGGAGACGTTGGTACGCACCTCGAACACCAGCCCGCACTCCGGGCAAACGAGGTCAGTTGACCGGGTGGGATCGGGGGTGGCTTCAATGCCAGACCGGGAGCAGTAGGGACAGGTGACTCGGTTCATGTTGCACTCCAGAGACGCAGGTTGCCAGTGTGAACCGCCCCGCTCTGCTGCCAGAGGCGGGCGCGGTAGAGGGTGCCGCCGTCGGCGCGCACGATGCGCTCAGCGGCGTGGTAGGTGCCGGTCTCCCCGGCGGGGGTGGCAACGGGGATGCCGGTGCCAGAGAGGGAGGTGTTGGGGGCAGGGCAGCGGCAGGAACGCGCCGACCCGCAGCCATCGCAGCGGGCGATCATCGGGCGTCCGTGTCGTCGCAGAAGGTCAGCGCCGTCCCCTGCCAGCACTCCACGCGCGGGGTGAATGGGAGGTGATGAACGCGCCCGGTCGGGACGGTCGGATCGGCTTCGATGTCGGCGCGGTAGGCAGCCTGCGCGTCCTTCAGCCGGGCGCGGGCGTCGGCGAGCCGGATGATGCAGCGGGCGCGGTCGTTCGGGGTGCGGGCGTTGTCGAGGTCGCGCTGCGCCCCGGCGGCGGCGTTCTGCGCGCTCGCCAGCTCATCGGCGGGGCTGATCTCCCCGGCGTTGAACGCATCCAGAGCGGCGCGGGCCTCGGCGACACGGGCGCGGGCGGCCTCGGTTGGCTGACCCTTGTCGATGGCGATCCCGAGCATGTCGATGGCGATGTCGAGGCGGTCGTAGAGTTCTTCGTAGGTCATCTTCTCTCCTGTGCGGGTTTGTCCCGCCCCTTCTCTATATGGCGCTACAGCTATAGAGTCAATGCCTGTAGCGCGTATCCGTGAAACTTTTTCAGACCAGGGCGGCAAGCTCGCTGATGAGCGCGTCAAGGTCTGCGCGTTCGCGGGGGACGCTGACGATCCGGCCCCGCTCGTCCTGCCCACAGTGGCAGGCGATGACCTCGCCGACTGCCTCGGCATGGACGCCGCGCTTCATCGCCGCACCGGCAGCGGCGCGCACCTCGGAGATGGACGCCGGGGAGCGGGTCTGCACGGGAAGGCCCGTATCCGCCTCGCCAGCGGCCGGAACGGTGCCGGGGGTGGTATGGGCAGGGGTGGGCGCTTCCTGCGCCGTGGCGGGGCTGCTATCGGGCGCTACGGCATGGCGGGGCCGGAGGTGTGCGGCGCTCCATCCGGCGCCGACGCGGGGAAGGTCAGATCCGCAGAGGGCAGGGAACGGGGTGGACTTCAACACCCGCGCCACGCCCTCGCTCATGCTCAGCCAGTAGTCGAGGCCATAGGCCAGCGCATCCACGCCCTGCACCGCCCCGCCCACCGGGACGGAGATCGCGCGCCCGTCGGTAGCGACGGCGGCGCTCATCGCCACAGCGGCCTCGGCGGTGAGCAGGATGTGGCAGGGGGAGACGCGGATCGCTTCCAGCACCTTGCGCACATCTTCCCGGTAGCGCGCCCATCCATCGGCGGGCTTCGGTGCTGAATCCACACGCCCCCGGATCTGACCATGCACGGGGCTGATCCCGTCCACGATCAGCACCTCGTAGCCCGCCTGCCCGGCGGAGGTGATGGCGGCCACCAGCTCCGCCGCCCCGGCATCATGGGCGAGGGAGGCGCCGTCGAAGCTCAGGGGCGCCTCCCCATCGAACTCTGCCCCCGCGTACCAATCCGCGCCGGGGGTGGTGGAGAGGACGGCGATCCGGCTGGCGAGGCCGGAGGCGAGGCGGAGGGCGGTGAGGGTCTTGCCGCTGCCGGGCGGGCCGGTCAGGAGCATCCGAACGGGGGCGGCGGGGCGGGTGGCGGGCTTGAACATGGTTTCTTCTCTCCAGAATCCCGCCGCTGGCATCGAGCCAGACCCGTGAGGGCGATCCGCTCCGGCGGGGAGGTGCTGACCGGGTCAGACGATGGAGCGCCGATTCGGGCGCCGGGGCGGCTCGCGGCGCCCCTTCTTCTCCGCCGCGATCTTCGCGCGACCGGCCTCGGCCTCGGCCATGCACGCGGCGGTGAAGGCGATGGTGAAGCCAGGCATGTCGCTGCATGCCCCAAAGTCGAAGGCATCGCCCTTAAAGGTGACTCCGAAGTTTGCCATAACAGTTTCCTTGGTCATCTTGCTTCTCCTGCCCGTCTCTCCGGGCTGTCTCTGGTTGATGCGCCGTCCCGGAGTCGAACCGGGGAGCCGTGCGGCGCGGGGGGCTATCGGGCCTCGTCGATCCAGGACTCCGGCAGCGGGCGGGAGGGCCATGCGCGGAGGAGGGTGCAGGCGCACCAGTAGGCCATCCGGGCGCCTGGGGCATCCCAGCCCGCGCAGGTGTCGCGCAGGTTCCAGAGGCGGTCATTGGAGAGGGTGCGGATCTTCGCCATCGCCTGATCGACCGTCATCGTGTCGAGGGTTGCCAGCCACTCGCGGCGGCGGATGTCGGTGGCGCGGCTGGTGTCCATCGCGGCGGCGTCGGACTCGGAGAGGGTGACCGTCAGGATGCCGGTGCCGGTGCAGGCGAAGCAACGACCGTTCGCGTTGTGACTGAAGGCTCGGATGTTGCCGGTTCCGTCGCAGCGGGCGCAGATTCCGGTCTGGGTGCGATTGGCGCTCATCTTCTTCTCTGCGGGGCTTCCGGTTGATTCCGTTCTCGCCCTCACACCATCCTTATATGGCGCTACAGCTATAGCGTCAATGCGGAATCTGCGTATCCGTGAAACTTTTTCACCGCATCCCCCTGGGACGGGTCGCCCCCGCTGCCAGCCCGCACCGGATCAGCCTCGCCGCATCCCTGCCCATCAGCCCGACATCGGCGAGGGCGGACATCAACGCCGGTTCGGCCTCGGCAGGATCGATGCAGCCCCCGGCGATCAGCGACCCGACCCCGCAGATCGGGCCGAACGCAGCCCGGTGGCGCTCGCCCTCGGCAAGCCCCCGTATCCGCTCGCAGACCGTCAGCAGGGCGCGGCGGCCATAGGCGCGGGCGCGGGCGTCATCGATGAGGGCGGCAGGAAGGGGGGCGATCACGGGCTGCCGGGGCTGGAGCAGCGATAGCAGCGCGGGCGGGGCGGCGGTGATGCCCTTGCCGGTCACGCGGGCAGCAGAGGGCAGGCCGGGCAGGTCAGATCCGCAGGGCAACCATCTCCAGCTCTGCCCGGTGCGGGGGTGGACGGCGCCCGGCGCGACGACGTAGCCCAGCCGACAGCGCCAATCGACGGCGAGCGGTTGACCGTCGAGCCGGAGGCTGGCGCCGATGGTCGGGGAGGTGTCGAGGGGGGCGAGGTAGTACAGGTGCAGCCCGCCGCTGCCGGTGGCTACGCAGGTGGTCGCGGGCAGGTGCGGCAGGAGGAGCTGGAGCGCCGCTTCTCCGGCGAGGTCACGGCCCGGTTTGGCGGCGGTGTCTACGTCCACGATCAGGAGCCGCCCCCGTGCCTCTCCGGTCTGGCGGTCGGGGAGGGGATGGCCGGTGGCGATGGCGGGGAGGAGATGCGGGCGCTGCTGCCACCATGCCCGGATCTGACCGGGTTCGAGGGTTGCGCTGTAGAAACCGCGCTCGACTGCTGGGATCTTGCCGTCGAGGGGAAACACGGGGATGCCCCTCGCAGCGAGGGACAGGGCAGAGGCGAGGGGGGTCACGCGGCGCCCCGCACCGGAGCGGCCCCGCCCGCCTCATCCTGATCGTGCATGACGAGGCAGGAGCTTACCGCCTGATCGACCGTCAGGCCGGGGTGCCGCGCCATGATGGCGGCAAGGGCTTTGCGCGCCTCGCCGGAGAGGCGGATCAGGTGGATACCGGCGCACTTCTGGCAGCGGTCGGCGCCGGGGCGGGAGGGGTGCAGGTGGCAGAGGGTGCAGTTCATTTCTTCTCCTGCTCAGTAGGTATCCTGTTGCCGCAAAAGGGGCAAGCGGATAGATGCAGGTCAGGAGGTGAACGTGGAGAACGAGAAGAAGGCGAAGCACCCGTCCTGGGGGCCACCGAAGATCCGGCTCGACCCGGAGACGCACGATCAGGTGATGGCAGAAGTGCGGCGGCGCATCGAAACCGGGGAGCAGCCCCGGTATCAGGATGTGGTTCGGGCGCTGTGCCGAAAGGCGCTGCGGGATGCGGCGCGGGCTGTGCAGGCGGAGCTTTCGGATGGGGTGGACGATGGCTAACGGGAGCGGGTCAGATCCGCAGGCCATCCCCCTCCGCCGCTGGCAGGCCGATGCGCTCCCCCTCGTCATCGATGCGCTGCGCCGATGGGAGCGCCCCGTCGTGAGCGCCTTCATGGGCGCGGGAAAGAGTGTGTTTTTGGCGGCGTTGATCGCGCAGTCGAAAGAGAAGCCGGGGCGCGGGGTCATCGTCGCTGCACCCCGCGCAAACCTCGTTGTCCAGCTCGCCGGGACGCTGCGCCGGGTGCTGGGGGCGGAGGCGGTGGGGTGCTGGTTCCAGGGGGAGAAGGTGTGCGACCGGCGGGTGACGGTATCGACGTACCAGAGCCTCCCCACCCTCTGCGCGGCGTGGACGGAGGCGGGGCGCAGCCCTTCCCTGCTGATCTGCGACGAGGTTCACGGTACGGAGGCGGAGACGATCCGCGCCTCCATCGAAGCCCTGGAAGCCCTCGCCGGGCGCAAGGTGCCGCGCGTCGGGCTGACGGCGACCCCGTTCAGGAGCGGGCAGAAGGAGTCTCTGTCACTTTGGAGCGGGGTTGTATATAGGTATTCGTTTGCGGACGGATGCCGGGATGGCGTGGTTGTCCCGGCGCGGGTGATTCGCTGGGACGGGGCAGAGCGGGAGGCTGGGGAGGTTGACGGGATCTGTATCGACATGCTCCAGGCGGCGCAGGTGTGGCCGGTGCTGGCCTCGGCGCGGACGATCCGCGATGCCGAGGCGTTCGCCCTGTTGCTCTGCGGATCTGACATCCCTGCTGCGGCGGTTCACTCCGGGTTGTCGGCGAAGGAGACGGCGCGGCGGGTGGAGATGTTGAAGGCGGGGGAACTGAAGGTGCTGGTTCATGTCTCGATGCTGGCAGAAGGGGCGGACTTCCCGTGGCTTCGGGGGCTGATGTTGCGGCGCCGGGTCGGGGCGCGCGTCCGGTTCGTTCAGGAGGTCGGGCGGGTGCTGCGGGCTTGTGAGGGCAAGAGCGAGGGGGTGGTGTTCGATCCCTTCGATCTGATGGGGGAGATGGGGTTGAGCCATCCCGAAGCCATCGGGGAGGCACTCCAAGAGGAGGCGGGGCCGGGCGGCGGCGGCGGGGGAGGGGAGGGGTCAGATCCAGAGGCCGTATCGTCTATGCCGCTCGCCGATTGGCTGGCGGAGGTCGGCGCGGCCCTGGCCCCGCATGGGCTGGAGGTTGGCAAGCCGGGGCGGTGGAGGCGGGAGAAGGCGACCCCGGCGCAGCTTCGGGCGCTGGAGGGGATGGCGCGGTTCCTGCGTTGGTGGCAGGGGGGCGATGAGGCAAAGAAGCGGATCAAGCGGTGGATCAAAGAAGGGCGCATCACGGGGCGCGGGGATGTCAGCGACCTGATCGGACTGCTCCGGTGGCTGGCGGACTACTCCCGGACGGTGCGGGAGGCGGGGGCAGTCGTCGGGTGGGCGCGGGCGATGGCGGCGTATCAGTGGCCGGAGGTGACGATGCCGGCGCAGGTTCCAACAATCAACGAGGAGGTGTGAGATGGAAAGTGTAAAGTGGCTGGATATGGAACATGAATCCATCGCGGTGCTTGGCGAGCATGAGGCGGTCACGATCCGGTGTGAGCAATGGCCGCACCGTCCGCAGGAGTGGTCGGCTACCGCATGGGTCGGGCGCGGGGCGCAGGCGGTCTGCATCTACGCTTCAGGCACGAAGGTTCAGGGTCACCCGAGCCGGGAGGCTGCAAAGGCGGATGCGGTGGCGGGGCTGCGGGCGTGGCTGGCGGGGGTGTTTGGTGTGATGGGCGACAAAGAAGAAAAAGAGGAGGTGTGAGATGGAGGCGGGGGCTGATGAAGGCTGAACGCTTGGCTACTGACAGGATTTGTCAGTAGCGCGGGCGAAGGGGAGGGGATAGGGGATGGGAAGTCTCCCGCGCTGTGAGCGGTTGAAGGCGTCAGACGAGGTAGCTGCTTCACGGCTACCTCGTCCAGTTTTTGCGGGGCGCAGTCGGTGGGATTTTCGGTAGCGCGTCGGCAGGGGGTGGGATAGAGGGAAGATGCCTCGTTGCTGTGGCTGAACCTCGGTGATGGGGTCTGGGAGTCGCGACCCAGACCCCATTGCTGTACAAGAGGGGAAGCAGCGGAACGGGGAGGTTCAAGAAACAGCAATGAGGTGAAGGATGAGCGAGAAGAAGCGCGCCGCAGCGAAGGCCGCAAAGCTGGACATACAGAAGAAAGTGGAGATGTACGAGCGGGCGATGGAGGAAGCTCTGTCCGCTATGATCGCGGGGCGGCACAAGTGGAGGCAGCGGGTCGTTGACAGGGTTGTGTTGGTTGTCAATCTGTTTGATGATCTCAAAATATATTCGTACTCCGGGCATTTGCGGGATTACAAACTGGCAGAGGAGTGCGCGGATCGCGTCCTGCGCCGGTCTGGACTCCCCGTGGATCGGGAGGGGTGGCGCATCCTGCCGGAGATCGGCGCTTCCTGACCTTGCACTCATGTATCAACCTTGATACATGGTGTGAGAGGTGAGCATGAAAGAGCGGATGACGGAAGCGCGGATCTCGGCTGGGCTGTCGCAGGCGCAGGCGGCTCTGTTGATCGGGGTGTCCCGGTCGCTGGTTGAGTTGTGGGAATCGGGGCTGCGCCCGGTGCTGCCGGTGTGGCTGGAGAAGATCGCCAGCGTCTACGGGGTGTCGGAGAAGTGGCTGGAGACGGGCGAGCCGATAGACCCGGAGGCGGTGGAGCGGGTGCGGATCGCCTGCGCCCACCTTCCGGCGCGGGATCGGGATGCCATCGTCGGCATTGTGGCGCGCATGGGTGCGCGTTGAACGCCGCCGCTGCTGATGAAGTGGCAGTCGCAGAGCTTGAGGCGATCCTGGAGGACATCAACGCCGGGCAGCCGAGAGACCCGCTGATCAAGCGCCTCCTCGCGGTGGTGTTGACCGGGAGCAAAGCTGAGGCAGGGCTGCTGACTCGGATCGGGGCGGTGCGCGGGTGGCGTGGCATCGTGGCGGGGCTGGATCGGCCGGCGCCCGGCCCGAAGCTGCGGCTTGTTGAGAAGGGGGAGCAGGCACCGGAGCGCCCGCGCCCCGAAGGGCTGCCGGAGGGCTGGTCAGATCCGCAGGGGTGGATCTGTTCGACGAGCGGGATCTATCACCAGAAGGACACGCCGGAGGGGCCGGTGCTGGCGCGGGTGACACAGCGCCCCCTCTGGATCGGGCGTCGGTGGGCGGACATCGATAGCGGCGCGTGGACGGTGGATGTCCAGTGGCCGGAGGGGTCTGCCATCGTGAGCCGACAGGCGGCGGTGGACAGCCGGAGTCTGGTAGAGCTGGCCGGGCGCGGGGCGCCGGTCGGCTCATCCTCGGCGCGGGCGGCGGCGGCGTGGCTGGAGGTCAGCGAGCAGCACAACGCCGGGATCGTGCCTGTCGAGGTTGCGATCAGTCGGCTGGGCTGGACGGAGGCGGACGGTGGGCGGGCGCTCCAGACGCCGGACGGGCCGCACATGCTCCGGGCAGAGGAGGGACACGCGCAGACGGCGCAGGCGGTTGGTGTCGCCGGGTCGCGGGCGCAGTGGCTGGAGATGGCAGCGGAGGTCAATCAGTCGCCGGTCGCAGCGGTGATGCTCGCGGCCTCGGTCGCGTCGGTGATGCTGGCGCCGACGGGGGCTGCGCCCTTTGTTGTTGACCTCCACGGGCTGACGAGCCAGGGAAAGACGACCGCGCTCAGGTGGGCGGCGTCGGCATGGGCCGATCCGGGGGACGGCGCAGCCTACATCCTGCCCTGGTCTGCAACGCTGGCGGCTATCGAGGGGCGCGCGGGGTTCTTGCGGCACCTCCCCCTGTTGCTTGACGACACAAAGAAGGTGGCGCCGATTGACCGCCCGAAGATCGCCGGGGTGGTGTACCAGTGGGGTTCCGGGCAGGGGAAGGCGCGCGGGTCGGTGAACGGGACGCGCGGGGTTGTGACATGGAAGTCGATCATGATCAGCACCGGGGAGGCGCCGTTGACGCGGCTCGCAGGAGAACACGCGGGGCTGAGGTTGCGCGTGCTGCCGCTGGACGGCCAGCCCTTCCCGACCGGCGCGGCGGCGGTGTCGCTGATCGGCAGCATGAACGCATGGGGACACGCGGGGCCGATGGTCGCCGCGTGGACGGTGAAGAACTGGGATGGGCTGCGGGATCGATGGGAGCGGCACCGGGCGACGGCTGCGGCGCAGATGGAGCTCGGCTCGCAGGGGGGCCGGATCGCGGAATACATCGCCTCGGTCTGGCTGGCGGTCGAGGCGCTGGTTGCGGTCGGGGTGCCGATGCCTGCGCTGGCGGAGATGAAGGCGATCCTGCTGCGCGCCGGTCAGCAGGCGGTACAGTCGGCTGACCTCGCTGGGGAGGCATGGGATCGGGTCGGGATGTGGCTGGGGACGCAGCGCGGGCGCATCGTCGGCGCGATCTACCGGCCGGAGTCGGCTATGCCCCCGGCTGCCGGGTGGATCGGGCGCATCGTCGGGCCGGGAGACGTAGCAGTCGCGCCGTCAGAACTGGAAGCGGAGATGAGGAAGCAGGGGTACGACCCGGAGGAGATGATCCCGCAGTGGGTGGCGAAGGGGCGCATGAAGACGGGCAGCGCAAACAACCCGAAGGTGAACACGCGGTTCGAGGGCGCGGTTTCAAGGATGTACCGTCTCAACCTGGAGGATTGGAAGGAAGCGGAGGCGCCGCGCCAGCCGGAACCGCCGCCGGGGGACGACTACCGGCGCTGGTAGCCGGGCCGGACTGACAGCATAGATGGAGGGCCGCCAGTGTGCGGCCCTCCTCTGCTACAGGCATTGAAGGCGCGCAATATGCGGATTCAGGGGGTGATTCTGGGCGGTCTGGAGCGGTTGTAGCAGCTTGTAGCAGCCTCCGTGCTACAGGTTACGCGGCATTGAACCTATGTAACCGCCAGATGTAGCAAGTTACACGAATATACACCCCACTCCTATGCAGAGGACTTCGATTATTATTCCGACGGGGAGGAGGAAATAATAATCAGCGGCGGATTCCACACGTACCCTCTATCTCAGTAACATGCTACATCTATCATATATATAGGTTCAATGCCGCATAGTCTGTAGCAGAGGTCTGCTACAAGATTCCCATAGAACAGGGATAGTGCAGGTTCAATGCCTGTAGCTCTGTAGCAGAGTTTTTCGGCGCCGCTGCTACAACGCCCTGCGGATCTGACTTGCCTGCTGTCTCTCTGCTCCGGCGAAGGGGACGCAGAAGGTCAGATCCAGGTGTTGCTATCAGGCGGCTACCGTGGTAGTCTTTCTTCAGGGTCGGCGCCGCCTTCTTCCCGACGCTGATCCCTCTCTCTGGAGTCCCGATGTCCGCCGCTGACCTCCACGCCCTCGCCGCTGCTGCCGCCAAGCTTCCCGGCTGGAAGTGGCGGGCTGGGATGCGCGCTGCGCTCATAGACGATGGTCGCCGTGTGTGGTCAGGTGTGCTTGATGGCACATACCACGTAGCTGCCGATGCCATCCCCGTCCTGTCCGACCCGGCGACCGGGGGTTGGATGCTGGCGCTGCTCTGCGCGTCGGGCTGCACCGCGACTGTCGAGGTCTGTGGAGACGAGGTTCACGCCACCTTCAGCCTGCCCGGCTACACCCAGCACAAGGGCACCGGCGCGAGCCTCGGCGAAGCCTGCGCCCGTGTCGCTCTCCAGATCGGGCGGTGGGCTTGATGTCCAACACCCGCCCCCGCCGCATCACCGTTCAGATCCCGGAGTCGGCTGCCGAGATCGCAGCGGAGCGGCTGGGTGTCGAGGCCTCTGACCTCGCTGTTGCGCTGAAGCTGGTGCAGCAGCGGTGGAACCTGCCGACGCTCGGGAGCGCCCTCGCGTTCCTCATCTATCGGGGGGCGGAGCAGGCGGCGATGCTGACCCCGCCCCCTCAACTGGCGCCCCCGGATCTGACCGGGCTGGCAGCGCTCGCGTACCGGAGTAGCCAATGACCGCTGAAGCCCCTACCCTCGGCGGCGTCGGCTTCGTCCGCTTGATCGCCCACCTCGGCGACGACAGCACGATCTGCGACGTAGCCCGCGTCAGCTTCCGGGCCGGTCACGCAGCCACAGCCGCCGCGCCCCGGTCGGCTGCCGCAGATCGGGAGCTGATCCGCTACCTGATGCGGCACAAGCACACCGGGCCTTTTGAGTTCCCGGTGATGCACTTTCATGTCCGCCTCCCCATCTTCATCGCCCGTCAGTGGATGCGGCACCGGACGTTCAGCTACAACGAGGTGAGCGGGCGGTACCGCGAGCTTGGAGAGGAGGTCTACCTGCCCTCCAAGCTCCACGGGAAGCCGACCAACGCGAAGCAGGGCAGAGGCGCCCCACACCCTGACAGTTCCTACCTCGCCCGCAGCCTGCGATTCGCCGCCGGGGCAGCGAAGGACGCCTACCGGGAAGCCGCTGGGGAAGGCGTTGCGCTGGAGCAGGCGCGCGCCGTCCTGCCCCTCGGCACCATGACCGAGTTTGTGTTTGCGGCTGACCTGCACAACCTGCTGCACTTCCTCGGCCTCCGCCTCGACGCCCACGCGCAGGCAGAGATGCAGGAGTACGCCGCCGCCATCCTGAGCATGGTCGTGCCGCTGTTCCCGCTGACGGTGGAGGCGTGGCAGGACTACCGCTACGGCGCCCCCGCCCTCTCCCGCGCTCAGTGGGCGGCCATCAAGGCGGCGCTCCCGGCCTGCCCGGAGGTGCCGGGGATGTCGAGGGGGGAGGCGGCGGAGTGGTCGGCGCTGTGGAGCAGCCCATGATCCGGGGCATCCTGCGCCTGCTGCTGTCCTGGCTGCGCCCGCCCATCGATGCCCGCGCTGAATGGGCGTTCGACCCTACCTGCGACTGTGACGCCTGCGAGGCTGCCCGCGCTGAATACCTGACGAGGTGTGCATGACCAACATCCCCTCCAACCTCATGCGCTACTGGCGTCCCGAGCCTAAGCCCGCCGACGCCGCAAGCCCTCCTGCCGCCCCGTCTCCGCGCCCGTGCCGGTGGGCAGACTGCGCCAACCATCGCACGGGCGCTCTGTTCTGCAACAAGCACGCTGCCGCTGCGAACCGCGCATCCGACTCCGGGACGCTGCCCCCAATGGATGCGCTGGTAGAGATGCGCCCATCGCAGATCGCTGCCCTGACCCGCGCCCCGAAGCCGCCCCCCGCGCCCCCGCGCCCCGTCGCCCCTTCCCGCCTCTGTCTCTGGCCCGACTGCGGGCGCAGCGCGGGGAGGCGCTCCCTCTGCTCCCGGTGCAAGGCCCGGCGCCGCCGCCTCATCCTGCACACGGCTATCCCTGATGCACCGCTGACCCCGCAGAACGCCGCCACCCTGCCCGCGCTGTGGGTGCAGCACTGCCAGCGCGTCCACCTTCAGCAGCGCCTCCAGGGCTGGCCCGCTGCGCCGCCTCTGGAGATCGCCGCCGCCCCCTCCCCCGGCGCCTGCATCATCGCGGGCTGTGAGCGTACCAATCATCGGGGGAGGGGGTTGTGCTGCCGATGCTACAACCGGGCGAAGTATCGCGGGGAGCTGGGGCGGTTCCCGGCAAAGAACAAGCCGCGCTATGATGCGCGACTGAACCCGCAGGAAGTCTAATGCACCCCGAACCTAAGCAGAACCTCGCCGCCCTCGGCTGGATGCCCCTCGCAGAGATGGGAGAATGGGCGGGCAACCCGAAGAAGCACCCCGTCGAGAACGTTGCGATGATCGCAGCGAGCCTGAAGCGGTACGGCTTCGGCTCCCCCATTGTCCTGTGGGGTTCCGAGCGTCGCATCGTCGCCGGTCATGGCCGCTATCGTGCTGCTCTGCTGAGGATGAAGTCCGATCCAGGGCTGTACCTCGACAAAGATGCACCTGGGCCGGGCATGGTTCCGGTTCGGGTGATGGAGTTCAGCAGCGAGTCCGAAGCCGCCGCCTTCGCGCTGACGGACAACCGCAGCACCGAGGTCAACCCGATGCAGGCCGTGGACGTTGCGGAGGTGCTTCGTCAGATCCAGGAAGACGGCGGCGACCTGTCAATACCGGGCTGGACGGACGCGGAGATCGCGGCGATGCTCGGGGAGGCAGCCGCGCCAGCCGGGGAGGGCGGCGACAAGTACACCAACACGATCAAGCTTCCTACCTACGAGCCGACACAGGAGAAGCCGCCCCCCATCTCCGACCTCTACAACGCCGCGAAGTCTGCCGACCTGCGCCGGGAGATTGACGCGGCGGGCCTCCCCCCTGACATCGCCGCCTTCCTGCGGATCGCCGCCGACCGACACACATCCTTTCACTTCCGCAACATCGCGGAGTTCTACGCCCATGCCTCGCCGGAGGTTCAGCGCCTCATGGAGCGCAGCGCCCTGGTCATCATCGACGTAGACGACGCCATCGCGGGCGGGTTCGTGCGCTTGACCGACCGCTTGACCGAACCCGCCGGGATAGAGGCCGCCGATGAGGGATGACTTCTGCGTCTTCATCATCAGCCACGGGCGCCCCGACAAGGTGATCACCTATAAAACCCTCCTCGGCGCGGGCTACACCGGCAAGGTCTACATCGTCATTGACGACGAGGACGCGACGGGCGACCGCTACCGGGCGCGGTATCCGGGCATCACCCTTACGTTCTCCAAAGAGGAGATGTCTAAAACCTTCGATGAAGGGGACAACTTCAACAACCGGCGCACGACAACCTACGCCCGCAACGCCTGTTGGAAGCTCGCGGAGCAGGTAGGATGCCGGTATTTTCTGGTGCTGGATGATGACTACTACGTTATTGGATACAGAAATCCAAAATACAAAAAGATATGCAAGTCGTTTGACGAGCTTGCAGTATCGCTGATCGATTTCTTCGAAAGTTCGGGCGCCGTCTCTGTGTCGATTAGCCAAGGCGGCGACCACATAGGCGGCGAGAGTTTTCCGGTTCTTCGACGTAAGGCAATGAACTTCTTTATCTGCTCTACAGACCGACCGTTTTTATTTGAGGGCAGGCTGAACGAGGATGTAAATACATATGTTACACTTGGAAGGCGCGGCGCGGTCTTTCTGACCGTCAACCAAGTCCAGTTAGACCAGAACCAAACACAGGCCACAACCGGAGGCATGACCGAGGCATACCTCGACGCCGGAACCTACGTCAAAAGCTTCTATACCGTCATGTATGCCCCCTCCTGCGTCAAGGTCGGCATTATGGGCGACCCCAGATCCGGCAACTACCGAATGCACCACGCGATCAACTGGAACAACGCCGTTCCCTGCATCCTGAGCGAATCTCACCGCAAGCCGAGGAAGGCCGATGTCTGACACCCCGCCCTCCGCCGAAACCCTCCGTGAAGTCGTCAAGCGATACCGCCAGCCCATCTACGTCCGTATCAGCGAAGATGACCTCACCGCCTTCTGCGCCGAGATCAGCGCCGGGATCAACACCCTCGGCGGTGCCGCCGCTCGGCTCGGCGTTGACCGCAGCACGATCCTACGCACGATGCAGGCCGGTGCTGCCGCCGCCGCCCTTGTCGCTGATGGCAAGCCGCTCTGCAAAGAGGAGCAGCGCGCCCTTTGGTTCTATGACGCGGTGCTGAAGGCACAGGGGGGGAGGCAGCGCGCCCTCACCCTGCGCGCCCTCGGCATCGGCCCGAAAGGTGGCAGCCCGAAGGAGAGCATCAACGCGATGAAGATCCTTGCGTTGACCTGCGCCGAGTACCGCGAGGCGTCGCAACCCGTCCCCGTCGAGACACCGCCTCCGCCCCCTCCCGCCGCCCCGACGCCGGAGCAGACCGAAGCCTACCTGCGCCGCGAGGCCGCCCGGCTCGGCTTCGCCCTCACCCCCGTTGAGCCGACCCCCTGACCGTCGCCCGCCCGCACCCCGCCGCTTCGATGTCCGCCCTCGACATCTACGCCTGGGGTGCGCCGGGACGGGGAGGCATGTCACCGGGGCAAGAGCGGTTCCACCGACACCAGGCCCGCTACCGGCGCCTTCAGTCTGGGAACCAGGTGGGCAAATCCTACGCCGGAGCAGCAGAGGCTTGGTGGGCGATGACCGGAACGCATCCGTTCCAACCCGCGCCGCCCGCCCTCCTCGGCTGGATCGTCCTGCCCGACCTTCAGGGCGATTGGCCGAAGGTGAGCAGCAAACTCCATGCCCTCCAGCCCCCCGGCATCCTCGCCCCGCGCTGCCACTATGACGGGGTGCGCGGCTACATGAGCGGCGGACAGCGGTGCATTGAACTGACGAACGGCGCGGTCTGCTACCCGAAGTCGGGGACACAGGATGCCCTCGCCCTTGAAGGTGCGACGATCGATTGGTGCTGGGTGGACGAGCCTCCGAAGCGCACCCATTGGCTCACCCTCAGCCAGCGTACCGCCGTGAAGGACGGGAAGATCTGGCTGACGTTCACCCCCATTGGGCGCCCGGTCGGCTGGCTGCGGGAGTACTTCGATGGCAACCGCGAGGCCAACCCGCCCGTCCCGCCCGCGCCGGGGTGGGCAGAGATCCGCATCCGCCTGACCCCGGAGAACTGCCCGCACCGCACGCCCGCGAACGTCGCCGCACAGATCGCGCAGATGTCCCCGTGGGAAGTGCGGCAGCGGCGGGATGGAGACTGGGAGGGCTTGACCGAGAGCCGCCGGTTCGTGTCCTTCACCGAGGGCTGCGTCGTTGACGATTCCTTCTGCGCCACGATGAAGGCCACCGAGATCCGGCTGTGCTGGGATCACGGCGAGGGAACCAACAATCAGGTCTGTCACCTGCTGATCGGGGATGGGCGCCGCTGGATCGTCGCCGACGAGGTAATCAGCGAGAAGGGCAGCACGCCGAGCATGGATGCCCGCCTCTCCATCGGGCTGCTCACCCGCTGGGGGCTGACCGTTGACCATGTGACCGCCGCCTATGGCGACACCAACAGCGCGGGCAAGGCCGGTAGCGGCTCCTCCGTCAACGCGCTGCTGGAGGCCGCGATCGCCGACATCTCCCGCCGCAGCGTCCCGCCGTTTGAGATCCGGCGCCCGAACAAGCGGGCCGGTTCCGTCGCAGCTGGAGAACGGGCGATGAACTCCCTCCTGCGGGAAGGGCAGTTGTTCGTGACCCTCCGCTGCACCTCGCTGATCCACAGCCTCCAGCACTACACCGGCAGCGAGCAAGACCTGAAGCACCCCATCGATTCGGTGCGCTACGGGTTGTCGGATGTCCTCCTGTCGCCCCCCGGATCTGACAAACTGCCGCCCACCCGGTTACTTGTGGTATAGGTGCAACGATGCTGCCGCTCATCCCCTTCTGCCCCCCACTCCCGCATCACACCGCGTCTGACCGCGACTGCCGCGAGTCCGCCGCCCTGCGCCGCCGTATGGTCGAGGGCGGCTGGATCATTGACGCCGCGCTCCGGCAGGCGGGCTTCTTTGCCGAGGAGGTGCGCGAGCTTCTCCCCGCCCCGGTGACCTCGCGTAACGCCGCGCTCCAGATCTGGGGGCAGATCGCCACGCTCTACGACGACACGCCGACGGTGGAGGCGACCGGCGCCCCCGACCTGTCCGCCATCCTCACCCCCGATCTCTGGCCCATGCGGCAACAGGCGCATCTGCTCCAGGTGGCCGCGAATGAGTGCCTGATGCGGGTGGACATCGACGCCGATCAGCAGATCACCTACCGCGTCGTTCCGGCGGATACCGTGGTTCTGCGCTCGGCACAGCGCAAGCCTGCGGGCGCCGCCCCGTTCAACCCGATTCGGGGCCAGCCCGTCCGCGTCGAGGAGTGCCGCCTGCGCGTCAGCCCCGACGGGACAGGCGAGGTCTGGACATGGGAGATCTGGGATGTCAGCGACCCCGCCGCCCCGACCTTTCAGATCCTGGCTCCAGCCACATCGAGGGACGCCTCGGGCAAAGACGTTGACGGCTGGGTGGACATGACCGCCGCCTATGCCGGTGCCGATGGCTGGCCCGATGGCTACCGGGATGTGCAGGAGCGCCCTGTTCTCCCCTACGTCGTCTGCCATCGCCGGGTCGGGGATCACCTCCGGGAGCCGTTCGCCGGGCAGGAGGCCGTAGCCGGGACGCTCGACGCCTCGGCGCTCTGGACGTTCTGGTTTGCGGGGGTGCGCGACGGGACACACCCGCAGCGTTACCTGATTGACGGCATCGTCCCGGCTACCTCTGTCAGCAGCGCCGGGACGGATGTGATGGGCGTGCAGACGGTTGTGATGACCCCGCAGACGGTCATCCAGATCCACGGCATCCGACGCGGCGACACCTACAGCAGCCCGAACGCCGGCCAGTGGCAGCCCGCCTGCGACCCCTCCACCCTCGGCGCCGCCATCGAGAGCTACGAGGCCGGGCTTGCTGTCGGCGCCGGTCTGTCCCCCGCTGACATCCAGCGCGGTTCCTCCGGCCTCTCCGGCTATTCCATCGTCGTCAGCCGGAAGGGGCAGCGCGACCAACAGAAGAAGCTCATCCCGCCCTCCCGCATGGCCGATCAGTTGCTCATGGCGAAGGCTGCTGCGCTCCTCAACCGCCCCGACCTGCCCATCGACCCTGCGGCGTGGTCAATCCAGTATGCGACCCTGACGACATCCCCGGAGGAAGCGAAGGCCGATCAGGAGGTCATCAAGGGCGATCTGGAGTTGGGCCTGCTCTCCCGGCGCGGCGCGATCCGCCGCCGCAACCCCGGTATCACCGACACGCAGATCGATGCGCTGATCACGGAGATCGAAGGGGAGAAGGAGGGGGAGGACGACGCCGAGGACATGCCCGACGACGACGCCGCGCTGACTGACCTCCTGACCCGCGCCGCGACTGCCGCCCCCGAAGATGCGCGCCGCCTGATCGTGGACGCGCTGGCGCTGCTCGGAACGGAGGAGGCTGACGAGGAAGGGGAGGACATGGAGGATATGCCCCCTGGATCTGACGATGCCGGTTGAACGCGCCACCGTTGACGGGCAGCCGGGGTATCGGTGGGGGCAGGCCGGGAAGGTCTACACCTACACCGCCGGGAGCGCCACCAGTCGCGCCCGCGCCTATGCCTCTGCCGCCCGACAGGGAGCAGCCGCCCGCGCTGCCGGTGCCGATGCTGCGCCCCGCACCTTCACCCCGCCCGCCCCCGTCGCTGCCGCTGCTGCCGCTGCGCTGGAGGTGCGCGCCCTCTCCGCACCGTCTAACCGGGGTATGACCCCCGTTGGCATCGCCCGCGCCCGCGACCTGAGCAACCGCCGCCCCGTCAGCCTGGAGACGGTCAAGCGCATGGCTAACTACTTCACCCGCCACGCCTCTGACAAGCAGGGCGCCACCTGGGCTGACAAGGGCAAGGGGTGGCAGGCATGGAACGGGTGGGGCGGCGATCCGGGGGCGCGGTGGGCGCGCTCCATCCTGAGCCGCTATGCCGGATAGCCCCCTGATGACATGGCCTGATGCCCTCGCCGCGATGAAGGCAGGCGCGCAGGTTGCCCGCAAGGACAGCCCCGGCGATCCGGTGTACATGCGGCTGGTGTGGCACGACGACCGGATCTGTTATATCTCCCGCAGGTGCTTTGTTCCGCAGTCAATCCGGCCATCTCCCAGGTGGGAGCAGGCTGCGGATTGGATCACCCTCCCTCCTATCGGAGTTCGACATGCCTACCGATGAAACGCCCCCCGCCGTCCACACCCCGCCGCAGACTGTCACCGACGTAAACGGGCGCGCCCTGCGCCTCGGGGAGTTCGACCCTGAGATCGGGGCGCATGTCTATCAGGACATCGACGGCAAGCCCTTCATCCCCCTGTCTGCCCACAAGCTGACGCGGGAGGAGCTGAAGGCCGCGAAGGCCCGCGCCACCGACCCCGAAGCCCTGAAGCCGATCCGCGATCAGATCCGGCAGGAGGTGGAGGCGCAGTTTGCCCCCCGCATCATCGAAGCCCAGCTCGACGGCGCCCTCTACCGCCACGGCTTCGCCGACGACGCCGAGACGCGGGAGGAGGTGCTGTCCCGGTACAGCAGCGTCAAGCCCGACGCCGAGGGCAAGCGCCCCTCCCTGGCCGAATGGCTGAAGGGGCAGCGCGAGGCGAACGACGGCGCCGGTACCCGGTGGCTGCGCTCCTACCTGCGCGACGAGGCGCCCCCCGCCGCGAAGCCGCCCGCGAAGGAGGCCGCTGCGCCCCCCGTCACGAAGCCGCCCCCGAAGTCTGATCCGAACGGCGGCGCCTCCCGTACCGGCGCACCCCCGGCGCGGTCGGGCGGGTACAGCGATGCAGAGATCGACGCGATGAGCTTCGACGAGGTAGTAAAGAACCTGGCAGGGGTCAAGGCGCGGTACAGCCCCCCCAAGTAGCCCCCTTGACGGATGGCCCGATACCGGTAATGCTATCGGTATCGCCACCGGGCGCCCGCCGATACAGGGTGTAGGCAGAGAGAAGCAACTTCCTCCCTCCCCCTGTACTGGAGTCCCCGATGGCAAATGAAGTCTCCTACGCGACCCTGATCACTGACGGTGGCCGTATCGCGAAGATCCTCGCGGCGATGCTGCACGTAAACCTGTACGACAGCCAGACCGGCCTGCGGGATCTGATGGAGTTCCGGCCCCTGACCGGCCCCTCGTCTACGCTGAACGTCGCCAAGGTGAGCATGGCCTACACCGCCGCTGCGGCTTCGTCCGAGACGAGCGGCGGCGCGTCGAACACCGCCCTCGCAACCGGCAACTTCGACCTGACCCCGAGCCGCTACATCCTGAAGATGCAGCCCACCGATCTGTTCGGCATCACCAGCCGGGGCGCCCCCGTCACGCTGGAGACGGTCGTGGCCGCGCTGACCCTCTGCGTGGATCAGACCCTCGCCTCCCTGCTCACCGGCCTGTTCTCCGGCGTCTCCGGCAACGTCGGAACCTCCGGCGTCAACATGAGCGCGAACGACTTCTTCAACGCGATCTACACCCTGAACCTCGCCAACAACCCGCAGCAGCTCGCGGCGGTGCTGCACAACGTTCAGGTCAACGATCTGATCGAGTCCATCCGGGGTGAGGGTGGCGCGATCCAGTTCCGGGAGGACATTCAGGGGATGTTCAAGAATCCGGGTGTCGCCTTCCGTGGCGATCTCCTCGGGGTCAAGGTCTACCAGAGCGACAAGGTGCGGCTCGCCAACGCGAACGCCGACCGGCAGGGCTGTATGTTCTCGCAGGGCGCCTTCGCCTACACCCTCGGGGATGTGGCGCAGCTCCTCTCCAGCTCCATGATCAACCCCGCCGACATCATCATGCAGTCCCCGGAGATGTTTATCGAGCGCGACCGGGACGCCGAGAACGCGATGTCCAGCATGATCCTGAACATGTACCCCGGCGTTGCCGAGGCCGAGGATGCCCGCGCGGTCAAGATCACGACCGACGCCTGATCCGGCCTCCCTCCCTCTCCCTGATCTTCGGAGTTCGATATGCCTACCGTAACGATCGCTGCCCCCCGCGCCCCTTCTCCCTCGTCTGTCGAGGAAGGGATGCTGCCCCCCGGCGAGGCACGCCCGCGCTGGTTCTATTCCCACTTCCCGACCGGATGGGAGTTCGTTGAAGGTGCCGATGGCGGCTTCCTCCCCATCCTTGATGAGCAGATCAGCACCGCTGGGGTCAACGGCGTTCGCGCTGCGTTTGACCGCAACGGGCGCCCCATCGGCGTAGATGACGCCCCGCTCCGTACCGGTCTGGCCCGCAAGGGCGCGGTCATCCTGGAGCCGACCGATCATCGGCTCGGCCCCTGGAAAAACTACGTCCGCGCCTATCCCTGCGTCGGCGGGGGAAAGGCGTGGGTGTTCGCTGTTGAGCGCACCCCCGGCAAGGTCGAGGGGGTCACCTACACGATCCTCGGAAACGGCGCTGCTGTCGCCCATGACGCCGCCGCCCTGTTCCGGGAGTTCCGCCGCTGGCTCGTGGACAACGGGATCATCCCGCAGATTCCGCAGCCGGTCTATGTGCAGTTGATGGAAGTCGAGCGTACCGCCCTGGAGCGCACCATCAACGCCGCGACCTCTAACCCGCACCTCGCGGCAGGCGTCAAGGCGCGGCAGGATCGCATCAAGCGCATGGAGAAGGCGTGGGCCGCCCTGACCGAATCCCTCTCCGTCACCCCCTCCGCCCGCCTGACCATGCCGGTGTCTGAATGAGCGGCGAGCATCAGAACGGGCGGAAGGCGATGGACGACCTCACCCGCCGCTTGGTGGAGGCGGGGGTCAAGCCCGCCGACGCTGAGCAGAAGGCCCGCGACACCGCCCGCCGCGTTGACCGCGACCGCAAGTAACCCCCGCACCCGGAGTGGGTGCCAACCCTGGGAGATGCCCCCGATATGTCTACCGCCCCCTCGATTGATGCCTCTGTCCTCCGCAACCGCAAGGCGCAGACCTTCGCGGTCGTCGGCTTCGCCAAGAACGGCGACACCAACGACATCGCCAGCGTAATCCCGGTCACCGCCGGTTCCGGCGCCCCGAACCACAACGCCTTCGTTGCGGGCGAGATCTACATCCGCACCGACGGCACCGCCGCCGCTGGGACGCTGCTCTACGCCGCGACCAACACCAGCGGCACCTGGGCGCCCATCGTCAACCTGTCGAGCTTCGCGCCGACGGTCATCACGCTCACCGACAACACCGCGACGGCGCTGGACATCACCGAGGGCGCCAACAGCTACCTGAAGTTCGTCACCACCAACAGCAGCGAGAGCGTCACCGTCGGCAAGCCGCTGCTCCTCCAGGGCGGCATCGCGCCCGGCTCCCGGTTCACCTCGGCAGAGCAGACCGGGACAGGCGCTTCGATGGACATCCCGCACGGCCTCGGCTCGACGCCCTCGCTGGTCTGGTGGGCGCCCTCCGGTCTCTCCGGCGGCGCCTGCACCTTCGTCCCCGGCGCGCATGACGCCACCAACGTCAAGATGACCGTGACGGCCGGTGAGAAGTTCTACGCCTTTGCGCTGAAGTAGACAGATGAGCCTCGCCCTCGCCCTCACCCGTCCCCGCAGCGTAGAGCGCAACCGCGCTACGACGCTGACGCTGACGGTCACTGACACGCTCACCGGCACCGTGCAGACCCCCTCTGCCGCGACGGTAGCGATCTGGGACGGGGCGTCTGTTATCCTCGCTGCCACCGCTGCTACGACTCTGGGCAGCGGTGGCTATTCCTGTACCTACTCCCTCCTGGCTGCGACCATCCCCGACTCCGCCAGCCTGACCGATCAGTGGCTGGAGGTGTGGACGCTGACCATTGGGGGCGTGGAGCACACCTTTCAGGTCACGGGCTATCTCTGCCGCCGGGCCTACCACCCCACCCTCACCGACGCCGACCTCATCGGCGCGCATCCCCAGCTCGCAAACCTCCGGCCCCCCGGCTACACCACCTATGGAACATGGTTGGATGAGGCACAGGGCTGGATTGAACGGAAGCTGATCCAGCGGGGGCGGCGCCCCGAACTGATCTTCGATGTGTGGGCGCTCCGGGACGCGCACCTGTACTATGCGCTGTCGCTGATCTTTCGTGCGTTCTCCTCGTCGGCGGGGTCGGGTCGCTATGCGGATCTGACTGACCGGTATGAGAGCATGGCGCAGGACGAGATGAAGGCGCTCAAGTTCCGGTACGACAAAGCCGAAACCGGCACCGTTGACAGCAACATGCAGGAGAGCAGCAACGCCCCGATCATGCTGACCTCCGGCAACCTGCGGAGCAACGGATACGGCTACGGCTGGAGGCGGTACTGATGAGCGGCACCCCCGGACAACAGCCCGGCCTCTCCTCTGACATCCAGACGTTAGAGGAGATCCACCGCGCCATCGTCACCCTCCTGACCCCTCAGATCCCCCCCGGCTTCACCGCCCTGACCGATGATGCGCTGGAGACAGGCGACAACGCGGGCGCCTGCCGCATCATTGACCGCATCCCTGTTGACCCCGAGGACGGCGCCCCCATCCCGGAGCAGTATCAGCACCGGGGCGCAGTCGTGACCTTCCCCTCTGAGGACAACGCCCGCGACACGCGAGGCCGGGAGACGGAGGGGATGGTGCTGACGGTCGTTCTCCACGGGATGTACCGCACCCAGCCCCTCAACCAGACCGAATCCACCTATGGATTCTGGCGCTGGGAAGAATCGATTAGGCGGCGCATCCGCACCTCTCCCCTCCTCCGCCTGTACCGCCCGCAGTACGTCGGGACGCAGCGGGGGCAGTCCCGCGCCTCGGCAGAGTGGATGACCTGCGCCCTGACCTTCACCTTCTACCGATACACCGCAGGAGCCTGACATGGCCGAAAGCAACGCCGTCCGCACCAAACAAGATGCGATCATCACGATCACGGATGGAACCACGACCTACACGGTTGCCAAGGAGGCGGGCGACTTCAATGCCAGCGTTCCCGGCTACAACCTGACCGCGCCGCTCGACCGGGGCCGCTTCACGACCTCCCCGACGATCCGCCGGGGTGACGACCAGCCGATCAGCATCGGGTTCAGCATCTACCTGCGCGACCTGCCGAACGCGACGAACCTCACCCTCCCCGACCTCTGCATGGATCTCTCCGGCACCGTCGCGGCGGGCATGACGACCACGACCACGGACAGCGATGTTCGCACCTGGACGGTCACCTACACCATCGATGGAACGTGGAACGGCGAAGCAGATCGCGGCCTCACCTTCCCCAACACCGTCCTGCGCGCCACGATGCAGGAGGGCGA